GCGCCGACAAGGGCGTTCTTTAACCCCTCGACGACCTTGTTCCAATCCAATCCCTCAATCCCTTTCGAGAACCCGTCCGCAAAGGATTTCCCTATACCGATCCCGTCATCCAAAGCCCCGCCCATATCAAGCCCGAAAATCGCGGAAACGCCCCCTTTTATCGCGCCGCCGATACCGCGCCCGATTTGGTTGGCGACGCTCCCCATCCACGCCTTACCCGTACCGTTCCACCATTCCCCGAAGGGTTTCGCGATTATCTCATCCCACAATATCTTAACTTTCCCGAACAGCCCCGCTTCTTGGAAATCCGCGCCGCCCGTAATATCCGCCAGCTTCTTCCCGAACTTTTCAATCCCCCGAATCGCGCCGTCGATCCCGCGCTCAATCGTCGGCATCATCCTGTCGATGAACCCGGCTACCGCCTCCGCGCCGCCCTCCACGAGCCGCCCGATGGCGGGCATCCTGTCGTTGAGCATAACCCAAAACCCGTCCACGGACTTCCTCAGCTTATTCCCCGAATTGACGAGTATGTCGCCCCATGTGTTCTTTACCTGTAACCCCACTTCCTTCTGCGCCTTTGCCAGCCCGTCCCAGGATTCCGCGATAATCTCCGACAAAGCGGCGACCTTCTGCATATCCGTCGTCAAGTCCGATTTCAATATGGCTTCCTGCGCGTCGGAAACGGTGAACCCTTTCATCTTCAACCCGTCGAACCTCGCGTCCTCGCCGTTCAACGCCTTGCCCAGCTGGGTTGCGTAATCCACCATTTGCTGCTCGGTCAACGCCCCGCCGCCGCTCATGCCGGAAGCGTAGTCCGCCAGCGTGTCCATCATCGTATTTATGGCGTTCACGTCCGTAAGGTACGTCGCCAGTTCTCCGGCCCCCGCCAGCATTACCGACTTTCCGTAATTCGAATAGCCCTGTATTCCCTTCGCGTGCTTCGATATGGCGGTAAATTCCGTTTTTCCCAATCCGCTGTTCAAAAGCACGTTGTTCAGCTGCGTTTCGTACCGTTTCTGCGTCGTCGCGGATTCCAGCGCGTTCTTCACGGTCAGCCCGCCCAAAGCGGCGGAAACAAGCCCCGTTATCCCCAGCAAATCCCCCAGCTTCGATATCATGCCCCTGATGGGCGCGGTCACTTTGTCGATTATGCTGACCGTGGCGGAAAATATCTTGCCGCCGAACTGCAAGCCCTTCTTCATGACCGTTTCGATCCCCTTACTCGCCTTGTCCACGGCGTACATAGTCAGCTCCAGCTTGCTCATCTTCTTCATCTTGTCGATTTCGCCCTGCACCTTACGCATGGCTTTCTCCATCCTGGTGACGTTCTCCGTCGCGCTGGCCGCCCCCGCCGCCGTGTCGTCCGTCACCTGTGCCACTATATCTATTACGGTTACGTTGTCGCTGCTCATGTTCCGCACCCTCCTTTTTACATATAAAAAAGCCGCTGTCATGAGCGGCTTTTCATTGCATTTTTTATTATATTTTTTATTAATTATTTTTTAAATTTTCCAAAATTCTTTCCGCTTCTTTTTCTGAAGCATATATTTCCCCGGTTATTCCATTTATACGTTCAATTATACCATTAATTTCATTTTTTTGTTTTTCATCTAAAATGCCATTTGCTATCATATTATCATTTAATGGCGAAAGCTCTTTTCCTATATCATTTAATTTGTCTATCGTTGAATTGTATACCCTTTCCAAACCGGAAACATCGTAATCTTCACCCCTTAAAAGTTTTGTTGAAACAATTGTGCTATATTGCTTACAACTTACAAAATCTATTGCTTTATTGAGCAAATCGTTTGCGTACAATATATATTCGCTTGCATTTTTATCAATTTCGGATATTTTTATTTCAACGGATTTTAATTGATCCCTTGCTGTTTCTAACGATTCATTTGCTTTTTGGGATTCCTGGAAAAAATCAAATTTTTCACCAAATATATATTTCATTACATCTTCATCAATTTCATCAATCTTTTCTTGTGACAAGGGAACAAGCGTTGTTATCGGCATCTCTTCCAACGGTTTTTCAGTTTCTAATAATACCGCTACTTCAATTTTGTTTCCACACCCCGTTAATATAATAAATGCAAATGTCATAAACATCAACAATTTCTTCATAACTACCCCTCCTCCGAATATTTAACCATAATACTACCTATCCGAAGGAGGGGTTGTCAACTATTTCCATATGACGTTTTTCGACAAATTCCGACATTTTTACTACTTCCCAAACCTCAACACGGGCGTTTTAGCCTCATTCTCCAGCTTCATCAACGTATACTGGTTATACAAAGCCCTCTCGCCGGGGGGCAATGCCAGATAACCCTCAACCGTCCCGATAGCCGGGAACCGTTCGAGAACCTCCAGCATCACCCGTGTCCGCCCCCCTGCCTTGATCAGTCCTGCGCGGCTTCCTCAAGCCCGTCGTCGAACCCGCTTATCTCGTCCACCAAGTCCAAAATACGGCTTTTCTCCCCCGCAAGCAGAACCTTGTCGACCATCTCCACACCGCGCAAAAGCCCCATCTTCTCCAAAGCCACGCGGTTGTCCCATACCTTCGCCCGGTCTTCGTCCACGGTCGCCGTGTAAACGATAAAGGAGCGGTACAGCGCGCTGTTCGTTTCGATGGCCTTCTTCGGCTGCCCCGGCTTTAACGGCGCGTACTTCGTGGCGTTCCGCCAGCACTTTTGGCTCTCGTCCTCCGTGATGGGACGGATTCGGAACTCGAAATACACCTTACCCTTGCGCTTAATTTGCACCTTGCGGTAGGTTTGCGCGTTATCCCTCTCCTTGTCCGCCTCAAGCAACCCGGAAAGGATATCCCGCTCGTTCATCAAGATTTCCTCCGAGGTCATCGGCTCGTCCTGCTCATTTACCGCCTCGTCGTAAGCTTCGGGTGCCGTATTTTTCATGTTATCCATAACTACCTCCCACTGTTTATAATGTTGAATGCTGAATGTTGAATTATGAATGGAAACCCAAAACCCCAAGTTTGCAAACATTATTTCATTCAACATTCAACATTCATAATTCAAAATTGCCTTTACCTTCCTCCGTACAAATCCGACGCCAGCCCGCTTATGTTCTTGAACTGCTCGATCATCTCCGGCGACGCATTGCACCTGAAGCTCCACGACCGCTTGATTATCTCGCCCGGCGTAAGGTTCTGCAAGTCGATAGTCCCGTCCGGCACGCACCAGCGGTACACTATACGCTCCGCCTGCCCGTCCCTTCGGCGCAGCTTGCCCTGGAACTCGTAGCTGGGGAAATACCCCTGCTGTATGTCGCTTATAAGCTCCGCCAGCATAACGTCGTCCCGGACGACCGCCTCCGTCAATGTAAGGCTCATGCTGTACCCCGTGTTCACGGAATATATCAGCGCGCTTCCCACGGGCTGATAGTCGGTGTTGGACGGCGAAAGCTGCGCCTGGAACGTGTCCACCTCCGCGAGGAATATGTTCGGCCCCGCTTTCGTCGTAACGAACAGCTGTCCGTCCTTCCCGGTTATAAGCTGCCTTACGTCCAGTATGCTCTGGTCATTCAATCCGTTTACTGCCATATATTATTCACTCCCCACATCATAAAATTTTCATTTTTCATTCTTAATTTTTCATTGGTGACCGCTACGCGGTCACCAATGAAGCGCGGTTTATGCGCTGACCTGATCCGGCGCAAACCGGAACTTGAACGCGAAATACATCTTCTCCAAAGCGTCGATATCGTCGGCGTACACCAGGAACCACGCGCTGTCGCCCTGGGGCATGTTGTCCGGGTCGTTTTCGATCCGCGCCCCGGCGAGAAGCTTCCGCTCCGCCATCATGGCGTTGCACACCGCGTTCCCGCTCTGTATGACCGTGGCGCGTCCGTCCGGGTCGTTGTTTATCCGCCCCACGAGAACCTCCACGGTGTCGTTGAGCCGCTGGAACAGCTCGAACCGCACCTTCACGCGCTTGATTTTCTTCCAGCCCGCGTCTTCCTTCGTGCCGATAATAACGAGTGTGTTTATCCCGCTCTCCACCCAAACCATCCTCGACGCGCTCAGCGAGAAGGTCAGCATCCCCGCGTCGATAGAACGTTCGTACTGGTTGTTCGTCATCGGTTCAAGCAGCTCCACGGCGCCCGTGATGGGAAGGTGGGTTATGCTTTCGTTGCTGGGCGTTCCGGCGATAAGTCCGGCGATCCGCGCCGCCGCCATCCATCCGTCATATACGTCCCCGGAACTGTCCCGGAACCCGTTACCGACGTAAACGACCTGATAATCGTTGAACGCCGAGGCGTGTTTCTCCCGCGTGTCGAACGGAACCGCGCCGATTCCGAAACTCTGCTCCCCGACCACGCCCATAACGAACTTGCCGTCGCGGTAAATACGGTTCAGGTACATCTGCATGATCATATGGATTCCCGTATCGTTCGTGTCGACAGCCAGCACGTTCCAGCGGTGCGCTTCCAATAATTCGAACGCCCTTGAATA